TCAGGGTTTGACAGTTTTCTTGAAGGGTTTGACAACTTTTGATCGGCGTTCGTTCTCCTTTTCCAGTGTTTCCATCGTGATCCGGTTGCGGTCCGCCAAGTTGGCAGACCGGGAATAGTGGCGGGCCATCGACGGGGTTTTCTGCCCCAGCAGGTCCGCAATCTGGCGTTCCTCAAGCCCCGCCTCGCGTAGCGTCGTGGCCACGGTATGCCGCAGCCCCTTGAGGGTCAGACCGGGTTGCACGGCTTCCTCCGCTTCCAACTTCTTCTTGAAGCGGTGCCAGACCGTCGAAAAGCCGTTGTAGGTCCAGGGCTTCCCGCTGGACGTGGCAAGGATCGTCACCGCGTCGTGGCCCGGTGCAGCGTCCAGAGCCTTTTGCAGCGTCGGGCCGATAGGAATGGCGACCTCGTGCCCAGTCTTACCCCGGACGCCCCAGATCGTGTTGCCGTCGATCTGGCGACGGGTCAGCTTGAGCGCATCGGACGGATCAAGGCCGGTGTTCATAATCAGCGCGACCGCCACCCGGACGTGGGGCGCGGCCCGATCCAGCACAACGGCGCATTCCTCGACCGTCCAAGGCCGGTTGGCATAGGGCCGATCTTTCGGGCGCGGTTTGGGAATGACGCCCGCCGCATAGTCCCGGTCGATCAAACCTTTCGGAATAGCGTAGCGGAAAACTTGGCTCATGAAGGTGCGCACCATGTTGGCCCGCCGCCAGCCGATCTTGCCCGCCGCCTTGTCATGGATGCCAGAAACAAGGGGCGTCGTGATCGCGGACACGGGCGTGTCGCGGATCGGTTGCAGGAAGTCAGCACACTTGCGATAGTCGCGCTTCGTCGCGTCCGCCAAATTGCCAAAGTGCTCAGTCTGGAAATAGGCGTTGACCAGCCCGCCAAGCGTTCCGGGCTTGGGGGCTTGCGCCTTCTTCGCCTCAGCAATGGCCGCAATGCGGGCGCATTCCGCGAAAAACTCGGCCGATCCCAGCGGGGTCTTTTCAAGGTCGATCTTGTGCCCCGTGGCGCGATGATAGCAGCGCGGTTTCCCGTGCCGGTCATCGAATATCTTGAAGCCCTTTACCCTGATCCGCGTCATTACAGCTTGCCAAGAATGGCGTCTTGCGTTGCCATCTCAGCCCCTTCCTTCATTGCGTCAATCCACTGGTCCAGGTCGCGCTTGTCCCAAAGGATTGAGCCGGGGCGCATCTCGACCGGCTGCACCGGGCAGGTCGCCTTGAAATGCTTGACCGGCAAGCCCGTGTAACCAGCCGCCTCGGACTGGTTCAGCATCCGCTTTTCCGTCACGGTGATATTCAGGCTCGCGCTAGCCATCGGCATCCCCATCGTCCTTCACCCCGAAGATGTGACGCGCCGCGACCTTGGCCGCGCGCCCTTCCTCAGCCGTCATTTCCTCCCAGGTCGAGCCATCGGACTGTTCCAGCCCAAATGGCAACGCCATCTCGGTCAGAGCGTGGTCGGTGAGGCTTCGCGCCGTCTTGATGCCGCGCGACAGCCCCCCGTCCTTGCCGCGCTCTTCCAGATATTCCGGGTTCGTGAAGTGCAGGGCGGTATCGCCAAGCGTCAGGATCGCAACGCGGTTCGGTTCGATGATTTCAAAGTTCATCCCGAGAAGCGTGATGATGATCGGCGGCGCGCCGAACACGCCTTCCATGATCGCTTCCAGCGGGTCGCCAGCATCGACCGTGAACAGTTCGATGGGTTCCGACACTTTGCCGGTGCGGTCTACGGGGTGTTTCCCCGTGGTGATCGTGCCGCCCTTGGCGCAGGGGAGTTCACGATACCAGTTGACCGCCTCGACCGCATCGGACGGACGGTCGGTCGAGCACAGGGCGATCAGTATGCGGGCAAGGTCGCGCGTGGTCATCTCTGGGGCATTCACACCCCTAGCGCCCGAAGTCAGCAGACCCGCAGCCTTCAGGAACCGAACGTAGACACCTACGGTCTTTTCGGGAATCTGCGTCGAATGAGCGACGATTTCAGTGAACGCCTTGTGCTTCATGTCTTTCCGTATGCCATGCATTAAGCGGGTTGTCTAGCCTTAATGCATGGCATACGTTAAGAAGCAGAGACGCCATCAGACAGAAGGACAGAACACATGATCAAGGTTTGCATCGTCATCCGCGAACCGGGACGAACGAATCCGGACTACTCGCTTGATTTCAGCCTCCCTACCTTGCCGCGCAAGGGCGACTACATTTCGGTTCAGCGCCCGGACAAGCCGCGCCCGTGGGGCGAAGACATGATCGTCCGCGAAATCTGGTGGCGGCTCGACCACCCGGAAACCGGCGGCTTCTCGACCGAGCAACCCAAGGCTGGAACCGTCCATGAAATCATGATCGAGTGCGAGCCCGCGACCAGCCCGTATTCCTCTGACAACTGGAAGAAATACGTGGAAGGGCACCGTTCCTCGGATGAAGTCCCGACTTTCGACATTGCCCGACTGGACGTGCGGGAAAGTGATCTCGAATAGCGCGCCGCCGTGTGATAGGTGGTCGAAGACAACTTGAGAGGGATTCCATGTCGATTTTCAATGCTGGCGTTCAATACAATGACTTCAAGGGCACGGTCGCAGCAGACAGAGCCGACGAAATTTCGATGCGCGACTTCCTGATCGAAGAAGGCATTGCAAACGATACAGAGCGAGTGATTGGTTATCGAATCGCTTTCGGCGGAAACCACGGGGCTGAAATCGAAACCCCCGGTGTCGTCATCTACCTGCAAGAGGGTAGCTTTGATGATCCCTCGCGTATCGTCAGGGCAGTAGAAGTTTCGATGACGGCGGCAAAGTTCTTTTCATTCTTCAAGAGGTTTGACCTCGTGATGACGCAGAAAGACCTTTCCCTAGAAGGCGTGGAGGTAGACGGGCCGCACTACGAATAATAGGTGCGGCCCGCCTCAGGCGATTAGCGTTGTCCCCAATCTACCAGCCGCAGCGCGTCGGACGGATCAACGCCCACCTCTTTCGCCAGGGCCAAGGTCTGCACCACCGCGCCAAGCGCCCGTGCCCGTCCGCCAGCGTCGAAGGCTTGTAGGGGCCGCATCACGTCCATTTTTATGGCCAGTCCGAATTTCTCGGATGCTTCCTCCGCGATCATGGTAGCGATGGGTTGCAGCACCCATTGGGCGAGGTGGCGTTGCGCCTCTCTGACCAGCGGCCCGGTCGTGGCCGGTGCCGTCAGACCCGGCAGGATACCGAACGCCATGTTGATGCCATCCCGCGCCGCAGCCAGCGTCTCGCGCGTCATGCTCTTGGACAGGTCGGGGGACAGGTCGTGCGGCTTCCAGTCCTGCACCGGGGCAGGCCCGCCCGCCGCCGCGACGTTGACCGATTCCCGGATCAGCACCTTGCCCCGGTTTCCCCGGAAGCCCCGCGCCATCTGTTCCAAGTCAGTTTGCGGAGCCTCGGGAAAGGGCACGATCATGCTGGCCAGCGGGGCGGTTTCATAGACCTCGGCAAGCGCCTTCTCGACCGCGTTCAGCAGGCCAGCCGTCAACTGCGACCGCTTGAGCGGGGCCGTGCCGTAGTAGGGCGCGGCCACGTCGCAGCCGATCCGAAAGTGCAGCACCTCCGCAGACAGCGCGGTTTCGGAGCGCCCGCCGCCCGCCTCGGAGACGGACACCCGGTAGGCCGTGGGCTTGCCGTCGCGGGTGCGCAGATCCCAATCGGAGCACGGGACAAGGCCCGTCTCGCGGATCAGGAACAGCGCCTCCCCCCGCAGCGCCAGGGACCGGGCCGCAAGCGTCAGGGACCGCTGGTCCAGCAGGTCGGTGCCTTCTACGTCCGCCAGCCCCAAGCCGCCCTCCCAGAGCGTGACCGCCGCCTGCGCCGTGGAAGTCAGTTCGGCCAGCCCGGACGCGCCCGAGATATACGCCTCGCGCGCCGCCATGATCGCGGCAGTGTATCCCGATCCGCTGGACCGGGTTTCGGCAGGTTCGGCCCGCCGCTTGAACAAGTCGAGAATACCCATCTCAGGCCCTCCGTTTGTAGGGGCGCAGAAGGTCCGCCGCCCCGCTGTATTCCAGTGCTCGACCCATCCACGCGGGGTTACGGTCATAGCTTTCCTCGATTGCCCCGCCCATGTTCACGCTGTAGCTGGCCACGCCCGCGCGGTCGGTCTCGTCCGCCAAGTATTCGGCCAACCGCCGGAACGCTTCCATGACAGCCGCAGGCACGTCACCGCCTCCCACGTCCGCCGTGATCCGATACGGCCCGTCACCGGGAAGGTCATAGCCGCCCCAAGGGGACGCCGCCGGGGTGCATTCGGCCCATGCGCCGCCTTCCCAGACCTCGACCGTGTTCAGCGTGGCAGGCGACAAGGGGGCTTCCCATGCGCCTTCCCCCTCGACCGTCCAGACGATTTCGCGCGTGGTCCAGCGCACCCGGCAATAGGCTTCCAGCCGCTGCCAGATCGCATCCGCATTGAGCGCCGCCGCAGCCGTCGAAAGACTGCCGGGTGACGCGGGATAGCTGGCCGGGGTTTCCTCGACCTCTTTCAGTGTCACCGCCATTTCAGTGCCCCCCGCGTCTGGCTGGAAAGGAACACCTGCGCTTGCGGCTCGGGCTTCCAGTTCCGTTCCTCAATTTGGGTTTCGTCATAGGCGGGCCGGGTCACGACGCTCAGTTCATAGAGCAAGGCCGCGAAGATCGTGCGGATCAGGGCCATGCCTTCCGCCGGGTCTTCTTCCTCGACCTTCTCAGCGTTCGGCACCGCCCGTTCCGGCGGGATGCGGAAACCGGGGCTGATCCCGATAATCAGGCCCGCGCGCATCGCCGCTAGGAAGTCGCGCACATAGCTGACCTCCTGCATTTCGTCGGTGATCGTGGCCGCGAAGGACAGCGCGTCGTCACTGTCCGTCAGTTCCAGCGTCCCGGCCCCGCGCGATGCAAGGGGCCGGTCATAGCTGTGGCCGATCAGCAGGTGAATGTCTTCCTCGGGACGCTCCACCCGATAGGAGAACGCCCGCGGTGCAATCACCTCTTTCCGGGGACGCCCGGTCCTGCCCCCATCGGACAGGACCGCGCGCTTGTTGTAGGGGAAGCGGCCATGAAGCGCCAATGCGCCCGACGCCCGCTTGCGCAGCTCTAGGCCGCCTTCATGACCGCCGCAGAGCATTATTGCAGCCCCGTCAGGATGCGGGTCTGCACCGCGCGGGAAATGGTCACGTCCATCGTGGCCAGCGCGGTCAGCCGCAGACCGCCCGATTGCGCGTCCGAATACGGATCGCGGATCAGGTCGATTGCGCCCCAGGTGCCCACGAAGAACGGGGGCACCCCGCCCGCCGTGGTCGTCATCACGGCACTGGTAGCCTCGGGCGAGCCGGTCGGATCGGCCAAGGCGTTGTGGCTCATGGTCACGCTGCCCAGAGCGCTGGTCAGCCGGTCCCATTCGGTGATCCCGCTGCCCGCGTCCCAGATGTCCGCGTCCATCGTGTCCCAGATTTCCGGGCGGATCAGCAGGCGCACGTCGCCGGGGCCGCTGGCCGCGTTGCCGGTGATGAAGCTGACCACCTCGGAACGGAACGCGCCCCAGGTCGGAGCCGCCGCAACGTCTTCCTCGTTGATGCCCCAGGCGGACGCACCCGCGAAAAGGCCCGTGGGTTCGCCGGCCGATCCGCTGCCCAGGAACACGGCCCGGTCAAGGGCTTCCTCGATCGCGCCGTTCATGTCCCGGCGCACCGCCTGTTCCAGCCCGGTGCCGGATTGCTTGAGCGTCTTGCGCGTGATGCGCATCTGAACACCCAAGTTGTGATCCGGTTTCAGGGGCCGGTCCACGGTTGTGTAGGCGCTCGGACCGGTCACGTTGCCGGTCTCGGATGCAGCCCAGCCCGCCGTGACGGCAGAAGTGGCGACGGGGTATTCCTGTTCACCCACGCCCACGTTGACCATCTGGCCACCCATGCGCGCCGCGACGGACCCGGCGAACAGCCTTTCGATGATCGGAGCCGTGCGCAGCGGGTTCGGGGTGCCGCTGGCGACGGTCTCACCGGCTCGGATTTCCAGCGCCTCCCACGGCACCGGCACCCCGCGATAGCCGCCGCGCGACCGCAGTTCGGTGACGATCTCACCCGTGCGGCCATCGAGGGTGCGCCCCTCGTCCAGGGCAAGGGCCACCTGCCGCATCTCGAAACCGGCCATGATCTCGGCCCATTCCCGATCCGACCGGGTTTCCAGATCGGCCCCGGCTTCCCGGCGTTCCTCGTCTTCCGCGATCAGCGCGGCGCGATACCGGGTTTCGTTCGACCGATATTCGCGGTCGAGTTCGTCCATCTGGCGCGTCTCGTCCTCGGTCGGTTGATCCTTGCCGACAATGCCGGAAAGGGTCTGGCGGATTTCGCTTTGCCTCCGTGCGATCTTTACTGAATCAAGCATCTGATTTCCTTTCGTGCTCGATAGGGTTGCGGCCCGTTTCGCGGACCAGTCGTTTCCACGCCTCGCGGGCGGGATTGGGCTGGCCCATGCCAACCTCAATTCGCGTCTTCCGGGCGTGACACCGCCCGCAGAGTGTTTGGAGATTGGCCAGCGAATAGGCCAAGTCGGGCCGATCCTTGACCGGCTCGATATGGTCGATTTCCAGCCGCCGCCGGTCCCCGCATTGGACGCAAGCCCAATCGTCGCGGTCGAGCGCCTGCATCCGCAGAGCCTTCCACCGCTGGCCGCGCGTGACCTTCGCGGAGTGCCGCGCATATTCGCGCCGCCGGTTCATTGCCGCACCTGCAAGTCATAGAAGCGCGGCACCCCGTCAGGCCCCAGCGGGGACACCCTGACGATGGAATATTCGGCGGACCCGATGTGCAGCCGGTCGGAGACGTTCGGGGCAATGTCCAGCCCCTCGACCGACACCAGCACCCGCAGGTCATTCATCTGGATCAGCGTTCCGTCGCGGTGTTCGTTGTCATAGGTTACGACGCCCACCGTGGCGTCATGGTAGGTCGGTTCCCCCGGCGTCGGGTTCCACGGATCGCCACCGGACGGGCCGGGGCGCTCAAAGGTGCCTGCCTGCCCGAACCGCGCGATGATCCGCGATGCCGTTTCAATCATCCCCATGCGATGCGACCTCCTCTATACGCGGGGCGGCCCATCATTCGGGCACCCTCTGCGACCGCCAGAACGGTTGCCGCAGCCGCGTCGATCCGGCCCGTGGATCGGGCCTTTGCCAGTTTCAGATTGTTCGCCGGGTCGCGCAGGCAGACCGCATCCGCGAAGGCGGATCGCAGCAGCAGCGACGGAGCGGTTTTCACCTTGCCGTCATAGGCCGCGCGCCGGAACCGTTCGCAGTCTTCCCCGCCGTCCCGGAACCCTTGGCCGCGCCAGACCAGCGGGGCACGGATGCCCGCCTTGTCGATTGCCTCGCCAAGTTCGGCTTGCTTGTATCGGTCCATCGTGAGCGCCGCGACGGGCACCCCCTCGATATGGGCCATGACTTCCATCAACCACGGGGCCACCGGCACCGTCTGATCGCCCAGTGTCGAGAGTTCGCCCCGGTCCTGCATCTCGACATACCGCCCGGACACCCCGTCATTCTGGCCGCGATCCAGAAGCGACGGCTTGCTGGGGAAGGTGCCCAGAGCCTCAAGCCGCCCGGTCTCGGGCCAGTAGAAGGACGCCGCCGTCATGCTGGCCGATCCGCCCAGGTCGATCCCGACCACCACCTGACCTTGCCGGGGCGGCACGTCCGCCGTCTCGCAGGACAGCCATTCGTCCACGGTAAGCAGCAGGTCGCGGGTTTCGCCGCTGACACGCTCATTCCGGTTGTAGAGCCGGAAGGACGTGAGCGTTGCCCCGCCCCGCGCAATCGCCCGCCGCGCCTGACCTTGCAGCCATTCGAGGCTGGACCCGATGCCATGCGCCGCGCCGGGGTTCGCCTGCTTGAGCGATTCCAGATCGTCCGCAGGAAGGCCGGGGGCGGGCCGGTGCTCCTGACGATAGACGCCCTCCTGATCCTCATCGAGCCAGACAGAGAACGGGTGCGCATCGTCCGCCGCACTGGTCGAGATAATCAAGGCGCGACCGGCCCGCTTGCCCAGACCGGACAGCAGCGCGTGTTCCAGCGCGTCCCCCTGATCCGCCTGCCAGTGGCCGCGTTCGTCCATCAGGACCAGCGTGGGCGCAGACCCGAGAGCCGATTTGCCGTCCGCCGCGATCACCTTAATCAGGTGCCCGTCGCCATACTCGATTTCGAGCCGGGGATTGCGCCGGATCGTGAATCTTTCCTGTTCTTCCTCGGCCAGGTGCTCAATGAACCCGGTCACGAAGTTGAACGCGATCCGCCCTTGGTCGCGCGTCCGGGCCGCGATGATGATTTCCCGCCGGGGCTGATCGTCCCAGACGCCCATGACCGCACCCAGGGCGATGCCAGCCGACAGCGCGGACTTGCCCCCACCTCGCCCCATGCTCAGCGCCGCCACGTTGATCCCGTCCGCCAGAGCGCCCTTGATAAATTGCTTCTGGAACGGGGCCAGCTTGATCGGCTTCCCAGCGTTCGGACCCTCGGGGACTTTCAGGCTTTCGAGGAAGCGGATTGCCTTGGTGGATGCCTTCATGCTCCACCCCCAGACCCTGTGAGTGAGCAGAGATAACCCCGCCCCGCGACACCCCCCCGGCCTCGAAAAGGGGGCATTGGGACCAGATCGTTGCCCCACCCCACGCCAAACAGGTGATGCACGCCCCACCACCCCCGCCCCCCCTTTAGGGGCGGGGTGGTGTGGCACCTGTTTTCAAGGGTGTTTGCCCCACCCTGCCACACCATGCTTTCAGGGGTAGGTGTGGCGCTCATTGGTTTGCCCATTCGCCTACCTCCAAACACGGGCGTTCCATGCGCTTTGCGTCCGGTATCTTGACCTTGTTCAAAGCCCCGGATTTCAACCACGCCTCGATCATTTTCTTGATGCGCTTTCGGTCCGCCGTGGCGTCCAGCCCCAGCGTCTCAGCCACGGTCACGCCTGCCCAATCGTCACCCGCCTGATCGGAATAGCGACAAGACAGCGTGTCTTTGCCGTCCAGAGCGCGTTGCACCGCCAAAAGATCATCGACCGATACGCCGTCGAAAGTGTCGGGCCATTCCCAGACCTCGGCCACGCCCACGCTATCGCCGTTGGCCAGATGCACCGATGCCATTCGCCGCCAGACACGTTCCCCCACGGGGGCTAGGTTTGCCTTGTCGCGGGTTATGGCAAAGTAGGTGGCGGGGTCATCCTGCACCCCAGCCTCAGCTTTCAGATCGTCGCTCATCTTGTTAAGCACTCGACCGGAACGCGCCGCCGCCAGCAGGGCAGATGCGCCGCGCCCGCTTTCGGTCGTCGCTTCCTCGCCATTTGTCTTGCGAGTGTGGTGGACCAGTTCGATTGCGCAGTTGCACCGATCCGCCAGACGCGCCCATTCCTTCGCCACCAGGTCGATTGCGCCGTTGTCGTTTTCGGACGCTTGATGCGATGACACGAAAGGGTCGATCACCAGCACGTCGATTTCACGCGCCTCGATCTCATTGGCCAGCGCGTCCAGTTCCGGCTTGATGATCTGGACGCCTTCACGGGTTTGAATGGCCGTGCTCAGGGCGCGTTCCCGGCCCGTGTCCACATAGAGCCGCCCCGCGATTTCCTCGGGGCTGACGTGGTGGTGCTGCATCGCCGCGATGATGCGACGATCCATTTCGTCGCGCGGGTCTTCCAGGTTGTATAGCCAGAGCTTGAGGCCCTTGGCGGTCCAGTCGCCCAGCAGTTCCCGCCCGGATGCCATCGCCAGCGCCTCACAGATAGTCAGAGAGGATTTGCCGACGCCGCCGGGGGCAACCGTCACCGATACTTGCTTGCGGATCAGGTGACGCCCATAGACCCAAGGGCGCGGGGGAATGCTGGACGGGTCACGCCAGACAAATTCGGTTGGCAAGCGGTCCCCCCGATCACGGGGAAACTCGGCCCGGTGCGCGTCAAGCTGCATCGCCATGTCAGAAAAATCACGCATCACGCCGCTTGCCTCCGCTGCACATGGTCAAGGAAAGCCGCCTGCCGACCGCGCGGCATGGCGTTGAAGCTCGCAAGGCAATAGGCTTCCAGTTCCTCCGGGTCAGCCATATCGGCCCAGAACGCCGCCTGATCCATGAAGCCAAAGAGCGGGGCTTGAGGTTGTCCAGCGCCCGCACAAAGCGCCGCCTCAGCCGTCATCATGGCGTCATCGCGGTCCAGAGCCTTGAGGCCCATGAAGGCCAGTGCCGCGCGTTCCTCGACAGTCAATCGGGCCATGAGCACGGGGACAAGGCCCCACCATGCATCTTGCGTCCCCAAGGTCAGGACATAGCCCAGCATCCGCACCACCTTGAGGTGGGGCCGGTGCATGAGCGCGGAAAACGATGTTTTCTTGCTCATACCAGCGCCCCCCAATGCATTGCCAAGATCGGGAAAAGTGCGGTATACTCGGGCAACGAACAGACGCCTTCCACAACGTCTTTAGCCCCGGTTGCGATTGCCGTCGCGCCGGGGTTTTCGTTTGTCAGATCGGCCCGTGCCGGTTTGACATTTTCCGCGTAAGTATTTGATCCGCCGTCAGGGGTTTGACGTGCCGTGATCCCGTAAGTGCTTGCGTTGCCTTGAATAGCGCCGGATTGAAAATCCTCGTGTCGGTGGTTCGATTCCGCCCCCGGGCACCATTTAACTTACTGGAAATATTTAATACTTTTTGCTTTCAGCGTTCTGCGGACAAAGCACGTCTGTTGATTGGGTTCCGTATGGGTGTCCAATGCCAGTTAGGCTGTGTTTAGCACTGGTTTAAGGACATGATTGCTAGTTTGCTAGCGATTAGGTCGCCCAACCTAGTGGACACTGTACAGCACGCACCTCATTCAACCTTGCGTTGCGGCGATGGCGTGGCCTACGCTGCAATTGTTCAGGCAATTGTATTTTGGGAATATTTTAATGACGGATGCTGCCCCCCCCGAGCAAGAAGAACCGATCAAGCCACTTGTTGTTCGACGGTTGGAAATTACCAACTTTCGCGGGGTTAAGAAGGGAACGGTCGAATTTCACGGAGATACGCTTTTAGTCGGCGGCAATAATGCGGGTAAGTCTACGATATGTGAGGCGTTAGAACTCGTCCTTGGCCCTGAGCGTGGATACCGCAGGCCGATTGTAAACGAGCATGACTTTCATGCTGGGCGATATTTGGATGATGAAGGAAATCCACAACCAATCTTGATCGATGTTGTGTTGCTGAATTTGCCAGACGAAATGGAAAAGAAGCTATTTTCCAAGACACGACCTTGGAGCGACACTAAGGGTGGCTTTCTAGACGTTGACGGCGCGGTCCCAGAGGACACTGACGTTGATGATGTCTGTCGCGCACTTCCTCTAAAGTTCGTGGGTTATTACGACAGACAGGAAGATGATTTCGTTGGGGCTACCTACTTTTCTCACCCTGTCGAGGAAGTTGCTGAGGACGACGAGAATTTCGGCAAACCCCAAACTGGACTGACATTCTTCAATCGGGAGTGGAAACTGCGGTGTGGTTTCATATATCTGCGAACTCTTCGTACTGGGCGGCGTGCACTTAGCCTCCAGCGTGGCTCTCTACTGGATACAATTCTTCGCTTAGGTGACACAGGGAAAGAGTCCATGTGGGAAAGCACCTTGAAGCAATTAAGCTCGCTAGACCCAGCAATCGGTGACATCCCTCAATTGGAGAGCATTCAGGATCAGGTTCGGGATAGGATGGGTCGTTTCGTCGGGTTGTCACACGACGATGATGCCACCGGTTTCTTTGCTTCTGATCTTACACGGGATAATCTGCGCGAGGTTGTCCAACTCTTTCTGAAATCCTCCGAAAGCAATCATCCAGTTCCGTTTGACAGACTCGGAACAGGTTCAGTGAATGCGCTCGTTTTTGCGCTTCTGACTCACATTGCTGATCTACGCGGTAGCAACGCGATCATTTTTGCCATGGAAGAACCAGAGATCGCTCTTCCCCCTCACGCTCAACGCAGAATTGCCAAATACCTTCTCCGTAACATGGGACAGGCCATCATAACTTCCCACTCGCCATACGTGATTGAAGAGTTTGATTTAAAGGCAGTGACATCAATTACTCGGAAAGATGGTGAACTTTCATCCGACCGCATAGACGTCGACAAAGTGAAGGCTAGCGCGCTGAGAATGAACCGCAGGCAGCTAGCAGAAGCTGTCTTGGCGCGAGGGGTAGTGGTCGCAGAGGGGGATACCGAAGCGAAGATGTTGCTCGCGGCCAGCTACGTGTACGAGGCTGTGGATACGACGGGAAAGTACGTTCCCTTAGATTTAATAGGTGTGAGCGTTTTTGATGCTACTAGCCAATCGAGTGTCCCTAAGTGGGGTCCGTTTTTTGAGACGCTGAACAAAGTGAGCTTCGCATTTCATGACAAACCGAAGAAGGCATGGACTGAAAGTCAGCAAGAGGCCTTGGGAACATATCAAATAAATTTTGAGAGCGACTATTCCGGTTCGGAAGAATTGTTGGTTGCAGAACTGCCGAACCATGTTTTGAAAAGGTTCCTTGAAGCAGCGGCTTCTCATGCTGAGTATCCAACCGACAAGGGCTACCTCAGCAATGAACCTAGTGAAGCGGAGGTCTCAGAACTAGCTAGGAAGGTTTTGTTTCACAAAAAGGGGTCTGGGTTTGCCGCGCTGGCGATTGAGCAATGCCAAGCGCTCGACGAATTGCCAGTTACGATAAAGGAGTTTTTGGATCAGGTCGGGGCAACAATGGCCCTGCCCAGTCTGGATACTGAACCAGAGAGTGACGACATAGAGGAAGGCGATGGCGAAGGAGATGACGACCCATTGGCTGACATCGACCTAGACGATATTCTATAGCTATGGCGTTCGAGATTTGCGAAAAGCGCCAATCCGTTATTGATGCTCGGGAGCACGCCTTGGTGGTCGGTGGGCCGGGGTCCGGCAAAACGACACTCGCCCTTTTGAAATGCAAGGCATTGATCCCAGAACTAACGCCTGGACAAGGTATCCTGTTTCTCAGTTTCTCAAGGGCGGCTGTCCAACAGATTCTGCGGCGCTGTAGGGAAATTCTTTCAAAAGAAGAAATGAAGTGCATCGACGTCCGAACGTATCACTCATTTTGTTGGGATGTCCTTCACAGTCACGGCGGATTGCTAGGAGGCAAGCGATTGCTGATGATGTCTCCTTCAGACGAAGGGGCATTACGTACGCAATTCGATGGGAACTGGACCGATGAAAGTCATCGCCTCCTCGAACAAGACGGCCGCGTGTGTTTCGATTTGTTTGCTTCGGCCGTGAAGGACCTGTTTGAGCGTAGTAATCATCTTCGCGACTGGATGGGGCGCCTCTTTCCCCTCGTTATTCTAGACGAGTTTCAAGATTCAGACGACGAACAGTGGGGATTTGTGCGCCAGCTTTGCGATGTTACGCAGACCCTTTTCTTGGCTGACACTGAACAACGCATTTTTGAAGGTTCTTTCCGACCCGGCGTAAGGGCTGATCGCCTCGACATTCTCAAGTCCGATGTCGCAATTAAAGAGGTCGATTTAATCGATGATAATTATCGTAGCGCAGACAGCGAGATCCTTGCATATGCCAATGCAGTCTTGTCCGGGAACGGTCCGCTTCCAAAAACAAGCGACGTTAAAAGACTCTTATATTCTTATGCTGGCGAAAATTTCAGATCATCGGTCCACTTCGCAGTTGCTGCGACGTTGGGAGAACTTCGAAAGCGAGGCAAAGAACAACCGACTGTAGCGGTTCTCGCCCGTGGCAACGAATTAATAGCGGAAATTTCTGACTCACTCCAAGTTTCCCACAATTTCAAGGGTCGAGAATGGAAACCTATTCCACATGATATCGTGTGGGATCAGGTCCTATCTGCGACAGCGGGAGAGGCAATTGCATCGGCGCTTGAATTCAAATCGGAGCCGAACCAAGCGACTCGTCGCATGATGCACTTCAAAATTAGGGCCTACTTTCTCGTTAAGAAAGACTTTTGCGAACGCTATGGAGGGCGGGGCGCTTCAACAGCAGGTGATCGTGTCAGTCGTTTTGAGCGTGCGATAGCTTGCTCGGATGAAGGAAAAGCTCTGCGCGCTGGCTCACCGAAAACTCTTGAGCAAGCGCTGTTTGATGCAGCTACCCTGATTGGTGACCCGGTGGCAGATTGGAAACTCGTTCGGGCGGCGTTTAGCTCACACGCTGACCTAAGGGGCATTTTCCAAGATGCTAGAATGGTTCGATTGTATCGCGCATCCGACGCGCTATCTTCTTCGTTGTCAAATCTTTGGGTGTCTCAAGCAAACTATGTTGGCGCTGCACGTGTTTTGAAAGTTGTGTTGGATCAAGAGCGCTTGATGGGAATGGATCGTGATCCAGAAGGCGTCACGCTCATGACCATTCACAAGTCGAAAGGAAAAGAATTTGATGGTGTCGTGCTAGTCGAAGGGTTGCATTCTAGTCCCTTCTTTATGGCACATGAAGCACCAGCTTATGCGGCTTCTAGGAGACTGCTTCGCGTAGGTATTTCACGCGCCCGAAGTTTTGTTGTGCTCGTTCGCCCGAAGAAGGCTCGCGCACTAGTGGACGAGTAATGCTGCGCTGCCGTTATCGACTGGACTGTTTCATGTACTCAATAGCATCAAAACAGCCTTCTTTGGCTTCTCGTAGCGTCTTGTATGTTTTCTTGCCCCAAGTCGGGTCGGCTGACCAAGGAGCGGTGATCCCGACTGTAAAACCGGACCTGCGATTTGAGACAATGCAGTGATACCCTTCCACTTTGATATGGGGATTGCCTTTGGCTGAAACTTTCCAGCCCTTTCGATCTGGGAATTTCTGCCGCCGTGCGGCCCTTCTTTTCATACTGGAGTCGCGCTCTTGTGCCCGCTTCTTGTTTCCTTCCATGTAACCGGCACAGTCGCACCCACAGTCTAATTCTTTATGGTAGTCTGGGTGCCTCATCGTATGAACAAAACGAATGGTCTGTGCCTCACACATCTCACAAGTCACGTATTCTTCTTCTTCTTCGCGAAGGTCGCGTGTAGAAATGCACAACCACCCCTTGTGGGGCACCCCAGATTGGGACCATTTCCCACGGCGTATTTGCGGCGCCTTTTCATCCATAAGTTGAGTCTACGATTTGCACCGGATTGGAGCAAGGACTGCGTGTGCAAAAGGAAAAAGCTACACAGCGTTCACACCTTACACTTGATGTAATTGCCTAATTGGACAAGGCACGCCTAGCTTCCTTCTCAGCGCTCGAACCTTTTACCCATTGCCATGGTGTGCGTGGCTTGCGGGCCATAGCAAGTTCTGGGTTCACCTTTGCGTCACCGATAGCGGCGCGTAGCTTCTCGCGGGCCTCGCGTGGGTCGATCTTGAGTTCTTCGCACAGGGATTTCAGCGTGATGATGTCGGACATGTTGCTCTCCTAGGTTTCTGATGCAGATCGATAAGACGATGGCTGCAAGCATGTCAGGGACAAACCCACAACAAATCCCTAGAGCATAGGGCGTTAAGCGCGCGTGGCCGCGTTACATTGAGCCAGAAGGCCATGTGGCCGTCACGAACGACGTGTTGCGACGAAAGCGCCGTTGACGCCAGTGCTGGCCCCTGTGGGCTGCGCAGACGCTCATTGATCTAGGAATTACCCTGACGCCCACAACTGCACGATCTTATTGCGCTGTTGCAACCGCAACCAGCAAAGGAGACCACAATGGTCATTCGGGCAACATGGAAATTCAATGGGCAGGAGAAAGTCATACTCGGAAACTGGCACCGATTGTGGTGTCTGCTATTCGGGCCGCTGTATTATTTGTTCAAGGGGATGTGGTTGTGGGCCATCTTGTCGCTGATTACGGCCAACGGCCTGTGGATCGGCTTTCCCCTGTACAACCGCGCCATCGTAATGCGCCACTTCTATCGCAAAGGTTGGGAGCAAAACTGATGCCGCAAGCGCGCAACAAGGCGACATCCGTTCACCCAAGCGGCACCCAAAACCTTGATGGTGATCTAACGTCAATAAGAGCCAACGCCGCTTGGCCCATCCATATGAACGGACCGATGAGAAAACGGCACAATGGACACTCTAGCCGATGAGTAAACCCACCCACACGTCACCCAAATCGGCGAATGCAGACAGCGCTGAATGCGGACCAATTGAAAAGACTCAGATATTTGGGTCCGCCTTGCCTCCAACAGCCTGATCAATAGTCCGCGTGTCGGTCTCGGACGATATGGTCAGGACATACACCGGGCGACCACAGGGGGATGGGGGGAGGTGTTTTTTTAACACGTTGCGCCCAATCGGCAGGCAAGCGGTAATACTGACTTCCAAGTTTTTGGGTCCTGAGCCGATTTTGCGCCGCTGCCAGCAATGTCAGAATGCCACAACGCCACAATGTCATATTGAACCGTGGCATCCTGAGAAATGCGCCAGAACGCCAACATGATATATGGCAAAGTGGCATTGTGGCAATCTGGGTCATGTCGGTGGTCGTGACCAAACCCAGTGCCCACGCTTCTGTTCTGCTTTGACCTTCAACCGAGTTCGCGCCCTTGCTAGTGTGCGTTCACTGATGCCTACTTGTTTAGCCAGTACCAGCATTTCTTGAGCTTTACGTGGGCCATCGCGCAGTTCGCGTTTTAGGAATTCCTCGGCAGCATCTTTTGGCCGCGCGTTCGTATTTCCGACTGCGGCATTCAGTTCATTGACCGAGATTTCTTCTTCTCCAATAAATTCCAAACGCGGCACGCCTCCTTCCTTGGTTGGGATTTGCATCATGTAAACCCAGCTTGGACCTTTGGGGCCGACGTTGTGTTTCAGGTGAGCCATAACCCTGTGGTCTGGATTGTCGGGATGCTGGCCGATGCGGATCGCTGAACGCGCTGCTGCAATCATGTCCACGGTCCCACCGCCTTGATAGAGGGCATTATCCTGCTTCATCTTCGTCAGGTGTCGGATCAAAACAACCGCACAGCCATAGTCTTTAGCAACGCTTTCCACTTTGTCGATCAACGCTCGGATCGAATTGGAGTCCTTTACACGGGTATCAGGCGGGATGAACGAAACCCACGGGTCAATTATGATCAGGTCCGGTTCATACTCATCCAATTCGGCCCGTAGCACCTTCAAGCCCTCGTCATCAAAGGCAAGTCGGCCATTGAGGACTCGGATTCTCTCAGGATCGCCCCCCATCGCGTCAATGCGCGGGCGTGTCGTGTACGACGGATCATCTTCGGCGCTGATGTATAGAACATTGCCTTGGTCGAGGTCGCCCCCGTCCGGTAGATGACCACCGCGCGAAATCTCGGACGCCAAGAACATGGACAAGAAGGATTTCCCCAAGCCGGGGTCGCCCTCCAAAATCGTGATCATCCCGAAGGGAATATATGGCTCCCAGAGCCACTGGACCTTCCGTGCCTTCACGGATGACAGGGTTACAAATGTTGGTTTATCATCCATGTCAGCCTCCAGTCTTATTGATGATGTTAGATATCTGCCGTTCCAGCGCCTTTCGGTTCTGACCATATTTGTCGAGAAAATATGGGCTATCCCAAATTACGCTGGCGATCTCGTCTAGCGTCGCACCGGTCTCGCAAAGTTCAGTGACCATGACGAATATCCACTTTGACCGATCTGGTGCCAGCACACGACTATGACGGATCACTGTCCGCGCCGAAACGCTCAGTTTCGAACGATACTTGCGCCAAACATCTAAGCGCTTGTGGGCGTTCGGGTTCATGTCCAGCGACAGCGTTGCCATATCATGTAATCGCCGCTTTTCTGAAACGAGCTTTGGACGCTTGGCTGTTCTTTTCCAGTCTTGCGACACCATCCTGACGAAGGGTTCCTCGTAGTGCGGCTTGTGATTGATTGAACCGGGAATGCGCAACATTTTGGTGACGGTCCAACCCGAGTCGCCGCCATGATTGTCAGCCAGTGAACGGGAAAACCGCTCGGCGTCTTCGACTTCATACTTGGAGTCCCATAACCACAACGCTTGAAATCTATCAGGCGACGTTTCCCATAGAAGATTGGGCTGTGGTAGATATGCGTCTGGATCGCTGTCATCCATATCGCACCAACCTAGCGATGAAGGCAGCGCATGTTCTTTCAAGCGTCGATCCTGCGAAAATGGGTTCACGCCAAAGTACAAGTTGTGATCCCAACGCGAATACTTGCGCAAAAACCTGTTCACGTCAGCCTTCACCTTGCTAGTGCGCACAACATGTTCACGCCATTTACTGCCATCTGGGCTGGTCGTGGCCAGAAACAAGAAACTGTCTTTGGGTGCGTCATCCCAGATGCAGCAAAGGAAACCCACCATACTGCGGCGGATGTTTTTGTCGTCATTGTAGTCCGTGAAGGCATCTGTATGCCGTTCATTTGGACGTACTGGTTTACTCACGCGATTTCGCATGTTGTGTCCTTTCAAAATGTCTAATGACGGTGACGGGGCGCTTAACGCCCCTGCCCAAACTTCAGTGCTCTCGAGGTTTGGGCGGCAAGCGCCAGCGATAGAGTGCCAACCAGTCTACGATTTCATCAGCGTCCCAAAGCAAAGGGACTGGTTGTTTGGGGAAGAGGCCAAGTTCTCCAAGCTCAATTAACTCATGGTATTCATAGTAAACGCCCATGCAAACAAGGTTTTCATAAGTATATCCGGGCCGAAGAATTATGGGTTTCATCAGCTTGGGTCCGCATACTGCCAAGTCGCACGCTCGGATTTTCTAGCTTGGAGCCACGCGTTTACTTCTGCTCGATCCCAACAAACAGTTGCTGCCGAAATTCTTAATCTGCGAGGGAATGCACCACGCGCTTCGGCACGAAGTAAACTGCTATTTGAGAGCTTGATGCCCATGCATTGTAGGTCCGTGCGGGTGAGCAGAATCTTTGCTTGAGCGCTGGCTGCGTTCTTATCGTTGGGAGTGGGTTCCTGTGCCATTTTGGCCTCCTAAAGTTGCGAAAGAGGCCTCTCATCTATACTGAAAATGTCAGTCCGTATCGGGATTTAAATCGTCCATTTCGGTCCTGAACAGTGATTTTGAAGGAATTCCAATGGCTTCTAAATCGGCGAGAATACGTTGCAAGCGTTCAGCTTTTGGAGAGTCTCCAGAAACTAAACCTTCGAGGTCAGCCATGTCAGTTGAAGTGAAGGACAATCCCCCAATGATCTTTCGCAACCAATCTTCTATGCTTTTTTGTTCGGTCATTTCTCGGGAGAATTTAGGTGCAAATTTCTTCGCTATTCCAGTCTCAGAAGCGTATCCCTCTTCAAGCTGTTCCTTCCATTCTTCTTGGATTTCATAATCTTGGACAGCGAGAAGTACGCGTTTCATGATGTCGTGCTCAGCCCGAAATGCAGCTTGATAGACAGGAAATAGCTGCAGGTCATCTTTTATGGATTTTCTTCCACGTGAGTTTGGTTCTCCGAGCAACGCCTCTCGGGCTCGTGCAAGGCGCGTTTCATCTTTTACTGTCGGGTCGTGGTGTGGATTAGCCCTGATAATTGCAGTCAGCAATAAATTGATAAGCCGATCCCGAGAACGTTGCTTTTGTTCAACCCTAGGAAGATGAGGATGCAGTGATTTTTTCGACATGGTTAGCCCATTGCTCCAGCGCATCGCGTTTTTCGTTCAAGTACGTATAGCGATTGTAGGTTGCACCGACGCCTGAGACGACTCCTGATTTGTGGTTGGTCACAGCATCGATCACATGAGGTGCCACGCCGATCTTTGCCATTCCCGTCGAGGCCGTGCGTCTGAAGTCATGGAAACGCCAATCGGGTGTGTTCTCTGGCAGCGTCGCCTCGATACGTTCCTTGAGGCGTCCGAACCCAGATATCGCTGAGCGCCCAGTCGTCGTGAACACGAAGTCGCTGTCGAAGAACCTGTGCAGGGATCGCAGTATGTCCACGGCCTGTGGAGGCAGAGGCACGATATGCAGGCGCGCGTTTTTCACACGGCTCGCTGGAAGCTCCCAAACTCCCTCATCAAGAATGAGTTCAGACCAGCGCATGTCAGACACTTCTGCCCGTCGCTGCCCCGTCATCATCAGCAGCTTGAGAAATGGGCCAAAGGGATAGCCCTCGACATCGCTCTGATGCCAGATCGTTCGAATTTCATCATCACTAAGTACACGATCACGCGGAATTTCGCGCGTAGGCGGCCTGAGGAGAGCCACAGGCGATGTTTCGATGTCGCCACGCATAACACACCAGTTCATGAGCTTTTTGATCGCTGAGAGCGCCCGGTTTGCGCGTGTTGGCGTCCCGTTGGCGATAATGCCGTCTAGCACTTTGCTAACATCCTGCCGTTTGATCTGGTCGATGGGCCGATCTTTCAATCCGTCGAACTTGCGCAGAACGCTTTCGGTGCGTTTCCAATCCTTGGTGTTAGGCTTTGCATGAAGCTCAATGAACTTGGGGATTGTCTCACCCAGCGTCGACGTGGATGCCTCTGAAGCCTCAGGGGCCTTATCAAACTCGCCCAACTCGACGTCACGGGCGATTTCCATGGCGCGGCGTCTAGCGTCGGCGAGGGAGACCACAGGGTAAGGGCCGATTTTGATACGCTTGCGTGATCCGTTCGGGCGCACCATCGTGTAGAACACTTTGGCACCTGTGGTCGACACGCGAACATGCAGGCCGTTTACTTTCTGGTCGCGCACCTCGTACCGTTTTGTGGTCGCCGGTGGCATCGCATCGAGAGATTTGGTTGTCAGCATCTGTTTCATGCAGACATCGTAAGACACCCAGAATCCGCGTGTCAGGGTATGATCTGGAATACTCCGCAAAGGCGTGAATGAGCCTGTTGCCGCATGGAGCAACATGAGCCGCGAGTTAATCAGAAAAAACGCCACAAGACCATAGAGGAGTGGGTTTTCAATGCGCGTCATGGTGGGTTAAGCTATTGATAACATAGAAACCAAAACGAGCTGTTCTGGGCCTGTGCTAGATTTGAGCATAGACACGCGTATCACTTGGTTTGGATGACAACGTTTACACTTCTGGGCTGAGATCCAACCAGATGCTCATGAAAGGTCTTCTTGGCCAAAAGTAACCAGCGCGAACGAAAAACCGCTGCGCACTTTCAGGTCAATCACTGGTCAACAGTGAACATAGCATTGGAGATATTTGAGAGTCGACCATAAACCAAGGAGGTCGACTATGTTTCACAAACTGCACATTGCACTTGCAATCGGCGAGCTGAGCTATGTTATTGTCAACTATGGCATTTCAAATCTTAACCCATTCCACTACTGCATCGCTTGCCTCATTATCGTCAACATTTTCAAAATGGTAAGGTAGCCAAGTAAGCGTCACCACTGGCAACATACTATGAGGCCCTCATTGACCAGCGAGATAGTGGGAGGCACGTCTGGTTTACACGCGACAGCGTTGAAGTGAAAGAGAAGTTGTGCGACCATGACAAAACCAAAATATGAGGTGGAAAATGGAAGAAATAGCACGAGTAATGTTCGGTGTAGGCGGCCTGATTGTTAACGCCAAGACCAGGAAAATACTGGTATTGAAGCGATCGTCAACTCACTCAGATTTCAATCAAGAAAAGTGGGAATTGCTCTTCGGCAGAAAAAACGAACACGAAGGCATTGTAGACGCTTTGCATCGTGAAGCAAAAGAAGAAATCGGGATTGAAAACCTAGTTGTTGGAAGTGCACTTCGTATTTGGCATTTTTATAGAGGGCCAAACAGTGCAGCCAACGAGATAATTGGAATAACTTTTGTTTGCGAGACGGAAACCAATGAGCCAATTCTAAGTGCTGAACACTCTGAATTTAGATGGGTTGGCCCAGATGAGGCACTTGAGCTAATTAACGTTCCGGGAATTCGAGAGGACATCAGCCTTTATAAGGCTGGTAAAGCGGCCTCTGAAATTTGGGTGTCTGAGATGAATGCTTCTTTGCAGCGTTACCCTGCGGATTAAGGCGAGCTGTCGTAAAAATGCACAAATCGAGTGACTGGGAGTCCTTAAAAACTAATCTGGAATTCTGTGAAACCGTTGCCACATTGGTTAAGAATCATCGGAAAAAGGGCGTTCAAGAGAATGGAAAGTTTCTTCGAAAATACACCCAAGAACTCTTGCATCACGACTTACAAAAGAATGGAGCTGGAGTTTCGTTATCTACGTTAAGACGTTGCGAGCAGGGGCGTTTGGAGCTTGTCGGTGCCGATAATGTTCAAAGAATACTGAGTGGTTTGGGATGGGAACTCGATATAGCTCAACGAAAAATTGTAGGTGCTGAAACCTATCATTTCCATGACAGAACGGAAAAGTATGCTTATAGCATCTTGGAAACAGAGTTTTCCGCAGAAGCTGAAGCGGAAATATCGGCATTACCTGCCTTTGCACCAACGTTGTACGATGCGGGTTCGTTTGGTTGGATGCGAGACAACGCACTCAACGACTTCAAGATCAAAACACTTAAGAAACAAAGTACCTTGGAAATTGATCCGAGCGTCCGGGCCAATTTCCAATTATCGGGCGCGAATGTGGTTATCGCTGACGACGGGCGAGGGAAATCGACATTTCTTAGGACCATTGGTATCGACATGGCACGTTCCCTTGTTGACCAAACTGGCCATGCAGTACCCATATTCGGAACAGCCCGGAATTGTGAGCCGATATTTGAAAGGGTGAGTACCCTACAAAAGACGGTTACGGAAAGTCCCGTTTGCCTCCTTATTGACGGACTAGATGAAATCGATGCAGCAAGTCAGCGAGCATTGTTGGCGCGTCTCTTCGAGACCGCCTCTACTAACTGCAGCTTTATTATATCATGTCGCCGCAATGTTTTTGAGAGGATTATTATCGAGGATCCCAAAATTTATTCTCGAGTATCTGAAATATTTGAAATTCAAGAATGGTCTTATGAATCCGACGTAGTGGATTATGTCAGAAACGTTTCGGTACGCATCGGCGATCAGGCACTGACTGCTCGTTTCATGGAATTGGCCAAGAAAATTCAGGATTACCAAACGGTCATGACCAGGCCGTTTTTTATTCAAGTTGCAATTTATGCTCTAAAATCTGGGAGCCGGAGCCAACGCGTTGGCGATGATCACGTTACTATCTACGACCTGTTTTCATTCTTCTACGAAACCTGGGTGCACACCGAGCTGACAAGACAAACTGAAATTGAGAGTGCCGCGTTAGAAGTGATGAAGTCTGAAGTCTCAATGGCGCATGATAGCATCGCCCTTTCGCTTCTCAAGAGTTTCGGTCATTCGCTAAAAATTCCAGACCTTGATAACGGCTCAAAGGTTTTTCCAATCCTGGTTGAAAATGCAACATTTAGCATTTTGGATGTGCGGAAGCGTGGTCCAAGCGAAGCAGGTGTCATTGAAGGGTTTTTGGACGATTCACTAGGAAATTTTCTGGCCGCCCGTGCCTATATACAGGGGTTTCTTAAGTCAGACGAGCTTACTTATGAGATGTTGCAAACCGAAACAACAAATGCAGTAAACGTCTTCATACGCGCTTGGTTGAGTCAGGTTGATCCCAAGGTTAGGGTCTCCGTGGTTGGCAGGCTCGAGAGAGTGTTTGAAAAGGCGTCCATCGCAAATAATTTCTTAGTCAGCGAACAATCCGTGTATTTTCTCGGCCGCACTGACAGCATGGTTGAGCCCCAAGTTCTTAAGGCAATATTTTACGATGACAATGTCGATTTCCAGATCAGGAGATCTGCCGCATTGGGCGCGATATTATTTGCAAACGAAGAGCTAGAAGTAGATTTTATTTCGGAAATTCGATCAAACGAAGCAAAGGCCGCGATCAATCGTAGTATCCAACTGCAGTATTTTGGTGATGTAGGTCACAGATTGTTCGCATTTTCTGATGATACGGGGATCACGTGGGACAAAACGCGCAAAGCAACATTCAAGCGTCTTTCCGAAACAGACACGCGTGCGCGAAGGCTTAGGTTGTGGGATATTGAAACCGTTCGTTCTTTTCTCTTCAGCCGTGCAGAATCGAAACTTACTTCGCGGGAAGGGAAAATATTAAGAGATCTTTCTCATGCAACCGAAGCAACTACGGGACGAAATGGTCTTGTTTCTGCGACGACTAAGGAAATTTTGACATCAATCAAAGTGCAAGAGCCACTATGACTAAATGAATCATGCGCTTCCTAATCCGACCAATTTTTGGGGCCTCGAATGATACACCACAACAATGTCAAACCGCGCGTACTTCTGCTGGGCCTTTTCAGCCGTCACTATCCAGCAGTCGGCGAAACACATGCACTGTCTGTTCTCGCTGGCGAGCTTATCCATGCCGGAGTTGACCCGGCATCAATTGATATTCTGGATATGAGCCTAGAGGCACGTGAAAGCTATGAAAAAATTTCGAGTTTTTCCTCAAAGGGAGATTACCATCTGGTGGGGGTGTCGACCGGTTACGGGACGTTCAGTAAACTGGCTTATGTTCGGCAGATCTTGTTAGAATCCTACCCCAATGCACTAAGATTATACGGTGGTGCTACCGCGACTTACTGTTGGAAAGATATTCTTACTGAGATAGATCAACAAGGTGTAGTCGTTGTAGGGGAGGGCGAAAACTCAATTGTCGACTTGTTTTCAAACAAAGAAGACAGAAGCAAGTGGAGCAGTTTTGATAATATTTGTTTTTTCAGAGATGGCGATATTGTTCGCACAGACAGACGTCTGACGGTTGCACCGTTATCCAAGTCTCCCCACCGGGAACACATTCGCCCTTACCTGGGAAATGCCCCACAGATATTTGCAGAATACTCTCGCGGATGCTCTTGGGCAGCATGCAGCTTCTGCCTGCGAGGTTTACTCGATATCAAGGGAACCAAGAAGGAATATAGACGGTTCACTCACAGCCGAGTCTTAGAGGACCTTAAAAAACTGGCTGCGCTTGGTATTCGAGAGTTCACATTTGCCGATGAGGATTTCGTTGGAAGGGGTGAAAGTGATTGGACAGATGTACATGAGCTTTCGATGGCGATAATTTCAGAATTTGGAGAAAGCGCATTTTCTTTTGATGTGAGCGCCTTGCCGGGGTCGTTGAGCTTTTCTGATATGTCAGAAGACTCTTTGGAAGCCCGCTCCATGGCCCTAGTTTCCCTAAAAGCCTCAGGGCTAAGGAAGGTCTTTTTAGGAATTGAGTCAGGTTCAGAGGATCAACTCAAAAGATTTAGAAAATCTCATAACCCTAGGATCGCCTCGGAGGTCGCTCATTTTTTGATAAAATTTGGCTTTGAGGTTGATGTTGGGTGGATTCTATTCGATCCCTTTGTTTCTTTGAAAGAAATTCACGAAAGTCTATTATTTTTAAGAGACCACAAACTTGAACATAGTGTATCATTCATTTTTAATAAATTGCGATTGCAAACAGAGTCCCGACTTCTCACTGAAGTGCAAAGATATGAGGAGAAGAATGGAATAAAGTTGGTTCAAGAAGATTACGATCGCGACACGTTGAGTTTTGAGTATACATATTTTCATCCAGGAGTCTCTGAATTTGAAGATGTGATTCTTAAAGTGGTTTCAAAGACTCGCCGCATTCACTATGTCCTAAAGTCTCTTACACGACATGGTTCAGCTGGAATGAACGCTCAGGCATATGATGCAATGTTGAGTGCGGTTTGGGAAATGCGCGAAGAGTACGTTGAGATGGGAATTCAAGTTGCTGAGGAGCAGATGCGTTCGTCCAGCGATACCCTTATAGTCAGCGACCACATTGCCAGAATGCGTCTAATTCTTCTGGCACTTGTTAAGTCACTTGAGGAAGTGCCGAGTATTCCTGATCACCCGCTAATTTCTGACCTTCAAGAAAATCTTAGGGTCTTTTTTGCAGAAACCTCTTGTCATCCTGCCTGA